GGAAAAGAAAGATCCTTGCTGGGATACTCACAAGCAAGTGGGTATGAAGAAGAAGGGTGGCAAAATGGTTCCCAACTGTGTTCCCAAAGAGGAAAAGCAAATCGGTGGTGGCAATCTCAAAAAACTTGCCGGAAAAGCAACTAAGAGAGTTGATGCTGATGTAGATGGTGATGTTGATACTAAGGATATGAAATCTCAAGAAACAGGAGAATTTGTACCATCCCCAACCGGTAAAAAATTAAAACCAAAAGTTAGATTTGAACAGTCCGACTGGAGATCAGATCTTGGTGAAGATTGGCAGAAAGTAAATAAGTCTGACAAAACTGATGGGATGTCGCAGAAAGCAGTAAATGCTTATCGTCGTGAGAATCCAGGTTCAAAGTTAAAAACTGCCGTAACTGGTAATCCAAAGAAAGGAAGTAAGGACGCAAAGAGACGTTCATCTTATTGTTCCCGTTCAGAGGGTCAAAAAG